TTTCAAATCTGATATTGAAAAGACCGAAGCAGAAATCAAAGTGCTTCAAAAGAAACTGGAACTCCTCAAAGAGATTGAGACACATAAATCTCAACCCAAAATGACTTTTGATTATGGTGGAAAGTTTGAGATTGTCTCTTATAATTATGAGGAATATCTTCGTCTTGAATTTAATGATGGAAGTCATAATTGGTCTAAGAGAAAGCATACTGTTGATGGTGTGGTAATGGTTGCTATTACTGATGGTGAAACTCATCGTCTGCTTGAAGGTATGTGGTTTAATGATGTGAAGAAGGGGAAATATGATGATGTAGTTGATGAACCTGAACATTATGATGAAGTAGAGTGGGATGAAAAAGATAATCCTGCTTCATACATTACCGATGAGGTTGTGAATAGGTTGGTGGAGAAATATAAATCTCAAAAACTCTATAATATGGTAAGGAATGAACTTGGTTATTCTTTTAATTGTTGTGATGAGTTTGTGGATTTGGTGGAAAGATGGTTGCCGAAAGAACAATCAGCAGCAGGAAGTCAGAATGTAGATACCGAACTACTTGTTGATGGATTTAATCATTGTCTCAATAAAATGAAGGAGATGCTACGATGACTGACGAACAAATCAAAATGCTTCGTGAACTAATCAAATCTGAGATTGATTGTGCCCAGATTGATGGTATGGAGCACGGTTCATGGGGTTGGGCAGAGAAACGACTGGATGAAGGTTGGAAAACATTTCAGGAGAGTTTTAATGACTGATTATTCTTGGTTAGAACCAATGGAGAGACGCACGAAAGAGATAAGGGAAGAAACTCAGAGAATCAAAGAGGAAACTGAAAAAATGAAACAAGAAACTCATAATCTTCCAGTTCCTGATGATTTCCCTTGGTTGAACTTATCACAAGAAGAAGTAGAAGAACTTCGCAATAAAAAACACGAACTCACTGATTACGGCAAAGAGAAACTGAGGAAACTTGCGAAAGGATATAATATAAAATATAATGAGGCCCTAGAAGAACTCGCAAAAGATGACTGAATTAACAACTGAAACTGAGAGTAAAGTAACTGCTGCTGAACTATACTTTAAAAAAGTAGAAGAATCACTACAATCAAAATCAATTCAAACTGTAATCAAAGATATCTCTGAGTATTGTAATTTACTTTCCGAAACTAAAGGAGTAAAATCGATTGAAAAATTAAATAAAAAACACAAAGAAAATCTTACTTTACTGAGTGAGTCATGTGTAGAAAATTACATTGACATTTATGGTAATATCAGAGAAGATGAGAAGTGGATGTTTATGGAATCCTCCTATTTTCTTTCAGGAGAAGGTCATGTCACTTGTTTACTAATGACCCAGGCTTTACCATGTGAAAATGATTTTGATTCTTTGTCTGACGGACCCAAGGAATTGGTTACGACTCAGGCTTATCGTGCTGTTAAAGAGTTTTACGAAGAGTTTGGTGCATCATCTTTGTATAATCTTGGACTTCATACTCGTGAAGCATTCTTTGATAAGTATTCTCTTATGATTCCACATGGTCTCATTAAACTTAAAGACAAACCATGTGATCTTACTTTCAAAACTAAGCTTCACTACAATTTTCCATAAGTAACGTTAGTAATAATATAAAAGTATTTTTGAAATCTAAATTGGTAAGAACAATGGATTGTGAACCTTATCCCGATGCTATGTTTGAAGAAGCAGAACGTAGAGAAAAAAGTAATCGTGTTCTACAACGATATAATGATTACTACAATATGGAATGTGCTGGGTTGCCTCACGGCACACCCATTACACCAGAACATACACAAATGATTACTCTACAGTGTATGATTGATGCCATACGCTGTGAATATCTGAATGATGAATACACTCATATTTCTATCAGTGATATTGAAGATCTGATCGAACAATTAGACAATCAAGCAACTAAGTTTCTAGAACGAGTGAGGGAAAATAATGAGCGATAAACCATTCTATCGTTTCTTTGCTATTGATTACTTTGCTACTGGTGAGGGTAGATCGTATTGGCTACAAATTTGTCGTAACTATCAATTAATTGATCGAGACCGTGAGTATGAACGATTCGCAAAGTTTGTACCTGATGATCATTACTTGCGTGGTTGCGATGAACTGACTGAAGAAGAGTTCATGGAAAAGTATGCTGAACTGATACCAAATCATGTAAAAGTTCAAGTACATCGCCGTGATCAACCTGCATTCACATGGCAAGCACATCTACACGTTAATTACTCATGACTAAATTAGTAAATTGGACTGAAAATCCTGATGAAATCGTACTGGAAGAGGTGAAGTTGTTTCATCTGGAAAGTATGAATGAACGAACACTGTGGATTGGTGTTTATACACAAGATGGTAAGATTTATCATTTGAATATCACTGGTGATCAACTAAAATACTACTGGAGTGATGAGACAGTATGACCTGGAAAGAATACTGGCAGATGACCAAATGGGAGTGGTTCCGTGAGGGATTTTTTCACATTAGGTATATTCTAGATTGTCGTGTTACCATGAATCATTTTGGATATGATGACTTTTGGGAGGCATTATCGTGGGGTTGGTGTTGCGAATACATCTATCCTTATGATGATCCTTATAATCCTCGTATTTCACCTGAGCGTAAGTTGAGGTTAGGTAGATGGTCTTAATTAACAAGTGGATTATCTCCAATAGATTTCTTCGTTATACTCCATTTTGGTGGTGGTTTCGTTTGATTAGTCATGAAGGTTTCCGATTTGATGACTATTATGTTTGGAAAGAGTTTTGGTTCTCTCTCAATCATGGTTGGGATCATATGGAATATGTTCACAAGTTTGAAGAGTATTGGGGTAAAGGTTCTTGGCCACCTGAACGCATTGTGCTTCCTGCAAAAGACTTTGATGCACTTGTTGAAAGACTGAATCAACCACCAGATCCAGAAGTACAAGAAAGATTCCGAGAAATCTTAAATCGTAAAGCTCCATGGGATGATGATTATGGCAATTGATGTTAAAGAAGAACAAGATGGTTCGTTTACAATTTCATGGGATGAAAATGATCCACTTGAAAGTATTCTGAATACCTGGACGGAACAAGATTTTATTGATTGTATTATACAAGAGTGCGAGAGGACACTTTCCAAACTGTCCACTGAGGACGCCCCAGGACTCACTGATGCGTCATAGTAGCCAAGTAATCAATCAAACACATGGCAACTCGTTCTCGCATCGGTGTTCAACTTAAAGATGGCTCTGTCCTCTCGGTGTATTGTCACTGGGACGGCTATCCCGAGTGGAATGGTAAGAAACTGAAAGAACACTTCAACTCTTACGAGAAAGCTGCAGAGTTGATTGATGGTGGAGACATCAGTTCTCTGTGGACTGACACTGACTGGAATCACATGAAGATGGAAGAACACCGCACTCTTTATTATGTTGAGCGTGGTCAAGAAGATCAAGATGTAGAACCTAATCTGCACAATTCGTTCCAATCTTTTATCAGTTCTGTGAATGATTCTTGGTCTGATTACGCCTACCTCTTTGCCGATGGTGAGTGGAAGTGTTATACTCCTAAAGGTAATGAAGAACAAATCCCTGCGTGATATGAAAGACCTCATTCAAGTGAAGTATTACTTCAAAGAACATCCGAACACTACTCTTTCCGTCTTTCTTAAGACCGAAGAACAAGTCGAGGCTTTCAAAGCCAAACATCCTGACTATGTTTATGTTGGAGAAACTAAATGACACAAGACAATACTATGCGTAACGCCACGATTATTGGTGCTTCGTTTATTCTCTCATTGTTTGTAATCAACGCAGTGGTTGGTCCTCTCTATAATGTGTGGGCACAATCACTTCAGGGTAAAGCAGAACTTCAGAAGGCAGAATATACTCGTCAGGTTGCAGTTCTTGAAGCACAAGCAAAGAAAGATAGTGCTCAACAACTTGCTGATGCAGAGGTGATTCGTGCTCAAGGTGTTGCTAAAGCAAACCAAATCATTGGTAATTCGCTGAAGGACAACCGTGAGTATCTCCAGTATCTGTATATCACTGGTCTGGAAGAAGGTGCCAACAAAGGTAATGTGACCATCTATGTTCCCACTGAAGGTGGGATGCCCGTCCCTACACTTCAAATGAATAAGTGATGAAAAAGTTTCTAATTCTCGCAGCAATTCTCCTCTCTTCTCCTGCGTTTGCACAACAATCTAATGTAACTTCTACTCAAACAAAACCAGTTGTTGAGAAGAAGAAAGAGTATCGGCCTTTCCGATATGAAAGTGCATGTGCCATAGAGTACAATAATGAGTTTCAGATGGATAACTGCGTTGTAATTGAAACTCGTGAGACTGGTGGTGCTCTTCGCACTCGCAACATTTACTCCAATCGCTTCCGTTTGACCATCAAATCCTGGTTTGATAAAGAGAAAGGCTTCATGACTTGGGACTCACACAACAAGTTTGCTTACAAGTTTGAGTATAAAGTTGGTGGTGTCGATGGTCTTGGTGCCTGGTCTTATGTGATGCCTGGCGTACTATTACAGAATGTTTCATGGGACTGAGATCCCTTGACATTCCAACCCAACTACTCTATTTTGGCCTTGTTCAACTGATTCACCCATGAACGACTTTTATTCTGATTCTTTTGATGAAAATGAGCTCTATCAATCTATGATGGAAACTGGTCCCGAAGATTGGCTTCCTGATTCTGGTATTCGTGAAGAGTTTGATTCTGAAACTCTTGCACTTCTGCGAAACTTCTAGTATAATTAAATGGGTAATGGTTTAAGGTGGTAAATGAAGGTTGTTGAAAGACACCGATACAATGGGGATGAAATCTTTGAGACTCGTTCTCTTAGATTTCTCCCTTTTTTCTATACTCATGGGATTACTGAATCAGTCATGAAAGTGATTCAGAATCAACTGAGTCCTGATCTTCTCACAAAAAAATACCGAGAAGAAAATGTAACAAATCCAATGTACGGACACTGTTACCATTCTACTCAAGCTCTGTTCTACCTGTTGGACACCGATAAGTTAGTTCCTATGAGTGGAATTGACTATCGGAATGATACTCACTGGTGGTTACAAGATGGTGAAACAATCTACGATGTAACTGCAGATCAGTATTATTCAGTGGGACAAGTTCCACCCTATTCAACAGGAAAGAAAACTGCTTGGTATGGATGGAAACAGAGACCACATCAAAGATCTCTAAATCTAATGATGAAGGTTCTCTATGAATGTAACATTGAGTATTGTTACGAAACCCTGAAACCTCAGACAGGGGCCTTGACAGAGTTCCTTGTCTGATGTATTCTGGCCATGTAATCAAACGAAAAGAACTTAGTTCTTCAACCTGATTGCAAACTTGTCCTTTAATTTAATTAAAACATGACTGTTCAATCCTATGTGTCTGTTGAGACGCAGATGATTTGGGATAAGATTGCACAAACCTGTGCCAATCCTCTCGGACTTACTCAAGAAACGATTGAGGCCTCTCTTGAAGCTGCACCTCCCATTGAATATAAAGGTGCCATCTTCCTTGGTCGTTATCTGATCCCCCGACAATTTATTCGTTACGATGTTGAAGAACAACCTCGTGACAAGAGTAATGATGCTGACCATGTGAACGATTTGTTCAACAACTTTGAGGCGATTGGTTATCGTATTGATGCACAACCTCCGATTGTTGGTACTGATGTAAATGATCTCAGTGCTGCAAAGAAAAAAGGTCTTTCTGGATACAATCGCAACGAAGCTCTTGATCGTTTTGGTCAAGAACTTTACCTCTTTGACGTGTATCACTTTGACAGTCTTTATTGGGAGATTGTTGCTCGTAACCAGTCTAATCATCACAGCAACCCTCAGATGAGTCAGACTGCTCAAGATTACATCAAAGAAGTTTGCAATGCAGTCAAACGGGAAATTATTCCAAACACTGCTGATGCTATTGACTCATTTGTAGACCTTATCGCTACAGACAAGACTGCAAAAGCTCGTAAGAAAATCAAGGTAAGTTGCTACAACAACTGTCAAGTTTTCCCCAACTTCCTTACCTATAACTCTGTTGGAACTGGTAAGAATACTCTCAATGGATTCATCAAAGAGAACAATTTTGCCAAACAGGGTGTTGAAGGCCGTGAGGATCAAGAATTAATTGCACAAGGTTACATCACCTATTGTGCTGGTAATGGTGACAACAAGAGTACCTGGATGCGTGCTCTCTATCATGGCACCCGTCTTAACCTTCCTGTGTGGATCTTTGGTTATGCACCAGTCCGTAAAGATGATCTCAAAAAGTTCCGTGAAGACTTCATTGAAGAGTTTAATGAACTGAAGGAAGTCATGATTCAGTTTGCTTTCAATACTGTGGAAGAAGGTCAGGAATCTGTTATTGACGAGGATGCTTTCCCTGTCAAACTTGCTGGATTCCTCCCACAGTATGTTAAGCCCAATCCCGAGGATTTGGGTCGTCCTACTGAACTTGGTCTGGTAGATGTGAACGGAAACCACATTAAGTTTGATCCTGATGGCGACTGTCTCACCCTCCGTTGATCCATAAGGATCTCTGATCGTTCAGCCCCTTGCCCTCCCCAGGGTTAAGGGGTATTCTAGCTATGTTGAGACGCGATTCAATGATTCTTCGACCACACCAAGAACGCGCAGTTGAGTTAATGCAACTGCACAAGAAAGGACAGATCGTGGTCCCCACTGGTGGCGGGAAGACAATGAAAATGATCCGGTTTACTATGATTCAGTTTGAGTCTGAAACTCCTCAAACGATTGTTATAGTCGCACCACGCATCTTGTTGGCTGAACAATTATGTTCTGAGTTTCTGGAGTTTATCACCAACGCAAGTGTGATGCACATTCACTCTGGTGAAACTCATCACTTCAGTTCTACCAAACCTCAAGAGATTGTGGATTGGGTTGTGAACACTCGCGGTCACAAGTTGATCTTCACGACCTACAACTCTCTGGAGAGACTGCAGCAAACTCGTCTCCCTGTCAACACCATTTACTTTGATGAAGCTCACAACTCCGTCAAACGCAATTTCTTCCCCGCAACTGAATACTTCAGTCAGGAAGCTGATCGTTGTTACTTCTTCACTGCGACTCCCAAACATTCTCTCGCAGTCGGTAAGCCTGGGATGAATGATGTAGAAGTTTATGGTCAGGTCATTTGTAATGTTCCTGCACCTGAACTTGTGCAGGGCGGTTACATCCTCCCTCCGAAAGTTATTGCGAAACAACTTCCTATGGTGAAGTCTGGTAAGATCCCTGCGGATCGGGATTGCGAGAATCTGATTGAAACTCTGGATGAATGTGGTAAAGATAAAGTGTTGATCTGTGCGAAAGCTACCAAACAGATCTCTGCACTGATGTCTGAGACTGACTTCATTCAACAACTTCAAGATCGTGGGTTCTCTTATCTCTACATCACCGCAAAGACTGGTGCAATTATCAACGGTCAGAAGGTGAACCGTGAGGTATTCTTTGAGACCCTAAGTGCATGGGGTAAGGATGACTCTAAGAAGTTTGTTGTTCTTCACCACTCCATCCTCTCTGAGGGTATCAACGTCTCTGGACTTGAGGGTGTGATCTTTATGCGATCCATGGATTACATTGGTATCTCCCAGACCATTGGCCGTGTGATTCGGATGCACCACAATGATGCAGCTCGCATCCGTAGTGGTGAACTGGTCCCTGGTGATGTTGACAACTACACCAAATCTTTTGGTCTGGTTGTAGTTCCCGTGTTCAATAAAGTTGGGATCTCTACTCACCAGAAGATCCAAGCTGTGGTAGACACGATCTTCCAACAGGGTCAACCTGCAATCTCGGTAGTCAAACGCTGACTACATATTTCATATAAATTTGTAAAGAAATGAAGACTAAATCTCTGAAAAATTATAGTTCAACAGTTGGTGTTGAAGTTTATGACATTGACTGGAATTGTCAAGAAGAAGTTGTAGAACTTGGGAAATTGTGTGCATCCCAATGTATTGTATTTGTGGATGAAAAAGTTCCTCTAGACACTCTTTACAAAACTATGATGGAGTGGGGGGAATCTAGTCGATCTATCATTCATGATGCGGTTATCTCTAAGAAACTTCAGGGTAGACACTGGAGGGAAATCTTTCTGAACTTGGGTTATGTCAATGATGATACTGACGATCAAATGAAAGATGCAGTCACCATGGTCAGTTATAAAAAAGGAGAAAAGGACAGACCAAAAGGACTATTCCAAAATGGAGAATTGGAATGGCATAGTGATCAGTGTGCCTTTGATGATGGTCAAAGGATTATAGGACTTCAAAGTGTAAGTGACACTGAAAGGAGCCAAACTCAGTTTCTGTGTACTCATGATGCCTACGAATCTCTCAGTTCCGACATGCAAAGTATGGTAAAGGAATTGATCATGAAACACAAGTGGATCGACAATCGTTTAGCCCCAGGTTTGAATGAATCTCAAAATCTAATGATTCATTACAATGCAGTTCCGATTGATGGAATGGAGACTAAACTCTATAGAGAAACCTGCACTGGGTTGCCTGGTATGAAGATTCAGGATCATTCATTCGATGGCTTTGTTGGTCTCTCACGAGAGGAAAGTGATAAGGTGATGGATGAACTTAAAAAGACCATCTATCAAGAAAAATATATCTACACCCGAGATTGGGTAGACGGTCAAGTTGTTTTCATGGATCAAGAAATTACTCTCCATAAGAGACCTACAAATGTTCAGGATGGAGACAAAAGGACAATGGCTAGAGTAATCTCTTACTTGAACAAAATCTTCGATAATGAACAATCCCAAAGACTTTCACAAGTTAGATACAACGGATCACTCTATGACATGGATGACTTCATCAAGTTGGTTGATGAAGATAGAAAAAAAACATTTTTAACTTACGAAAACTATTGATTTATCATGGAAAAGTGGGAAGTCTACGCTGAAGGCACCTTCAACAACATGAGGGGTAACATTCACAACTGGAACCGATCTTTTGATGACAAACGAAAGATCTCCCGCGACTTTTATTACGGGGTATTTGATGCAGGTAATCCCAATCCTTTGGGGTTGATTAGTGAACAGGCTTTGGAGAATCAACTTGCAAAGAACTACAGGCTAAACACTTGGGATCACTATCACTCCCCTCAATTTGTGGGTAGGATGATTGCAGAAAACAGTGAGAAGTATCTTGAGGATTATGAGGCGTTCAAGAGGATTTTTCTTGTCTGTACACAACAAATCTGTGTAACCAAAAAGGAGAACGAGAATCTCTCTTTTCTCACTGCACCCGATAAAGAAGACTACAAGATTCTTATACCTACCAACCTAAAGTACAACCATCTTGGTATCAAATTGTATCAGAGACAAGAGGGTAAAGTAAGGTGGAAAGATTCTTATCCAGTTGACACCAACATCCTTGACATTCCTGAAGATCTGTTAGAATACGAAAAGAGGTATCTAGTCGCATGATGTTTCCCAACACAAGTATCCTGGATCCAGACAATGGTCCCACTGGATTCACCACACCAGACTTTCAGTTTGCTGCTGTACCCTTTGGTAATCAATACATGATTATCGCAGACGGTCAACAACTTGAAGTAGTCAAGACTAGAAAGCTTGCGGAGATTCGGCTTGAACAATTAAAAAACTCGCATCGAACTCGCAAGACGGGTACTAAGACACCTGTGAACCAAAAATCACAAAAAAAGGCGAAACCGTCTAGTGGCCGTAAGGGATCTCAGGGGTCAAAACCCAAGGCCACCAAAGGATCCACCGCAAAACCCAAATCCAAGAGTGTGCCAGTTAAGAAACCGCACACCCTACATCCAAATCCACTACTTGACGCATTAAGTTAGCCATGTTGGTAAAGACTATGACTACTAAAACAAAACGGGTTTCCGTTGTTCCTCTGTCCAGTAAAGCTAAGAACCGATTCCATAACATTATGGATCAGTTTCATATGTGTACTGTAGAACAGGAAAAAGTGATTGAGGGTGTACCTCACCTGTTTCTGGTTTCAATGAACAGAATGTACTGTTTCTGGATTCCTGTCAAGGGTAATGAACACTGGAAGATTGAGAAGTGACGGTTGAACTTTTTCACAAAGCTCCAGATGGTTATCATTATGAACAACAAAAGGATTTCAAGAGGAACACTACTGCTATTTGGTTGCATCACCATAAGCAGTATGACTATAATCTTGGGAAACCAGTTAAAACCATCTGGGGATTCTACAACACCAAAACCAAACAATTCCACGCCCCGGTTAATAGCCAGACAGTGGGTAGTGTAGTTGACATTAGACAGACTACACCTTATACTGCTATGCCCTTGAAGATTACGCCACTTGAGGCTGCATTTGGATGATTAAAACACACAAACAACTTATCAGAAACCTTGAGAACTATCATGAATCAAGGTGTTCCGATCTTGCAGAAGAAGGTCGGAAAAAGGATGCACAATCCATCTACTATGAAATAGTGGTAGATGAAAAAGATCCTGAAGATTACTTGTTCGTTTCTTATCACCGTATTCACTTTAACCCATGAAATACAAAGTAGACTGGACTTCTCCCCGTCAGGGTATTCAATCCACTACAGTCGATGCTCTTGGTCCTATGCAGGCTCAGGAACAAGTTGAATCAATGTATGCACACATTGATGGGTTCAAGTCATTCTGTGTTAGTCCCGTATTTGATAAAAAACAACCATCAGAACGACAACAATCATATAGTTCCGGCTCATCTAATAGTGGTTCTGGTGGTGATGTTGATGACTTCAGTACAGTAGTAGGAACCGCAGCTTTTTTCATTGGTGGTGCTGCATTTCTTTGGGGATTGTTCACGCTTCCGTCTGGAATTGTTGCTATGATTCTTGGTGGAGCTTTTGGTTGGTTGGGATGGAAACTGGCTTGTTGGTTGAGTGATCGGGGTTGGTGATGGAATACTTAACACCAACCCATCAAGAGATTCTTGATGTCTTGCAACAAGCTAATGTTGTGGTCATTGTCAACAATCATAAAGTCTGCAGAGAAGACAAGTTTGATGGCTATGCACTAACTTGGAGAGATCCTATGAATACTCTCAAAAAAACAACATTAGTGATGTGTAACAACACCATCAGGAAAAACTACAATGATTGGGTTGGTGAGATTAACCGAACCCTCGCACATGAGTCTGTTCATGTAGCACAAATGTGCAAAGAGGGTAATGGTTATGTTGAACCTCTTGGATTTCGAAAGGATGTTGAGAAGGAAGCTTTTGCTGTTCAAGATCAACCTAAAGAGGTTCTCCGTATTCTCAAAAAGTATTGTCTTTAACTTGACAAATCCAAACAAAACATTTACACTAAAGGAGTAGTTTAACACTGAAAATGAAGTATCTCTATCTCGTTGATTATTGGGTTCCGTTTCCTTCTTCTGAGTATGGTGGCGTAGTTAGTGTCATCGCAGAAAATGATAATGAATGCCATGATGTTCTTCTGGACTGGCGCGATGAGTATGAAAATGCACACGATTCCCGCATTATGGAACGTGTAGTAAATGCACACAGGTTTGCTCTTGTGGATGAAGAATCTTCTCGTGTTGTTGATAGCTTTACGACGTGATGAACTTTTGTGGAGATGAGTGTGCAACACTCTATGAAGCTGTAAGGTATTACCAAATCAATAAAACAATCACTGACAGTAAAGAATACTGGAAATGTGATGTCATTCTGAGGAAACTTTATCCTTATTCATTGAAGAATGGATTAGAACCAGGATTTAGATCGGATGTATAAAAATGATTGATTATAGTTCTACAGATCCAGAAGAATTGTCCAAACTACACAAACAAAAGATGGAAGAAGTTCAATCAATGATGAATAAGATTGTAACTGACCCATCAAAAGTTAGTGTAGACGATATAAAAAAAATTATAGATTATCCAATTACTTCAGGGGAAAATGACTGAAGATCAACTACTCCTACTTGAGTGTCTTGCTGATGATGAAGAATGGCAAGAATGGGAACAAAGAGCACAACAATATAATGTAACGATTGGTTACTACATCGCTGAGTTCATGTGACAGTCTGCGAACTGGTTCGGGGGCCCTTTACAGGGCCCTCTTTTCATGTATGATGGCCACATGAAGAACACTCACCTGGAACATCCCGAAGACGCGATCCTGAACGATGGTCGGGATGGTGCAAAGAATGTCCTGCGATTCCTGCGGGAACGCAACAGCAAACTGTCTGTAAAGTATGACGGTGCTCCTGCAATCGTGTGGGGTACTTGTCCTTTCACGGGTAGGTTTTTTGTTGGTACGAAAAGTGTATTCAACAAGAAGAAAATCAAGATCAATTATTCTCACTATGACATTTCTGTGAATCATGATGGGAATGTCGCATCTATTCTTCATGTTTGTTTTGACAATCTCCCTCGCATCAAAGGTATTGTGCAGGGTGATTTCATCGGTTTCGGTGGTAATGACTTCTACAAGCCTAACACGATTGAATACAACTTCGGTCGTCTTGTGGAAGAGAATGTGATCATTGCTGCACACACTTCCTACACCAGTTCTACTCATCTGAAAGACGCAGTTGCATCGTTCGGTGTTGATGAGGAACTGCAATCTCCTAATGTTAAGTTCCTGAAAACTGATGCACACTTTACCTCCCGTCGTCGTAGAATTGATCTCCTTCTTGGTCTTGCAAGTGTGGCTAT